TCGGCCAAGAAAGCCAGTATGTCGAAGAAAGAACTTCGATCGGCTGACACAAGAAAGTCAAGACAAGATCCCGGACAACAACAAAAGTCTGGAGCAGCTAAACCAACCTATGTTTCTACTGACAAACCAAAGAAAAAAATGAAAGAATCTTACTCAAACTGGAAAACTGAACTAGACGAAGGTGTTCTTGGAGGTCTTGGTATTGCTGCAGGAGCATATGGTCTTTATAAAGCAGGAAAATATCTTAAGAGAAAGGGTGATGAAGCATTAGATAATGCCAGACAAAATGCTACTATTAACGGAAAACCGTTTGGTGCTGGTGCTAGACAAAGAGCAATTGAAAATGCTGCTGGCGCAAAACCAGGAACTTTGGATCCAAAAATGCAGAGACTTAGAAACTCATATGAACCAGAAGGTGAAATGGTTGATGAAAATGCATTTATGAATAAGGTTAGATCAACTGTTGTCAACACTGGTAAAACAGTTGGTCAAACCGTTGGAACAAACAGGGCAGGTCCTATCGGCGGAATGATTGGTCGGAATAGAGGTGGAAAAGTTGCTGGAAAAGCATTTGATCAAACTACTAGCGGAAATGTTGGTGGGGCAATCAATACCGTTAAAGATGCTTTGAAAAATTCCTATGAACCAGAAGGTGAACTGGTTGACGAAGGCAAGAAAGATGCCTGTTATCATAAAGTCAAGTCACGTTATTCTGTCTGGCCAAGTGCATATGCATCAGGTGCTCTAGTTAAGTGCCGCAAAGTTGGTGCTAAGAATTGGGGCAATAAGACCAAAAATGAAAGTTATGAGTTCTCCAACTGGAGAGATGATTTCCATGCAACTGAAGTAGAATCTATAGATTTGATTTCTAACGAACCACTTCAGCAATCTCAAGGTCTTGGAAGTGATATGCTTGATGAAGCAAACTCTAAACAAGATAAACTGAAAGAGATCTCAAAGCAGTTAGCAGGTGCTTCTAAGATGCACGCAAAGCAATCTAAAAAAGTTGCTAAAGTTGCTGCTAATCTTGATGAAAAGTGTTGGAAAGGATATAAGAAAAAGGGTATGAAGACAATGTTTGGAAAGAGATATCCAAATTGTGTAAAAGCACATTTCTCTGATTGGAAATCAGATATGGATCTGCAAGAAAAAAAGAAAAAGAACTGTGGTTGTGGAAAAGATCCCTGCAAAACTTATGGTAAGCAAGAGGTAAAGGAAGACTGGCAAAAATCAAACCGTAAAGACGGTGTTGATGGTATGAGTCAGAAATCTGTAAATGCTTATAAGCGCGAAAATCCAGGTTCAAAGTTACAGACTGCAGTAACTGGTAAAGTTAAAAAGGGAAGTAAAGATGCCAATCGCCGTAAGAACTATTGTAGTCGTTCTAAAGGTCAGATGAAGATGCATAATATTGATTGTTCAAAGACCCCAGACAAAAAAATCTGTAAGGCACGTAAACGCTGGAGATGTTGATTTAGGAGTTTTATTATGAGTGATAACATTTATCTTGGTAATCCGAATCTAAAAAAAGCAAATACTCCTCACGAATTTACAGAGGAGCAGGTCATTGAGTTTATCAGATGTAAGAATGACCCTGTTTATTTTGCAAGAAATTATATCAAGATTGTATCTCTGGATTATGGTCTTGTTAATTTTGATATGTATCCTTTTCAAGAGAAGTTGATTCAAAACTTCCATGATAATAGATTTAATATCTGCAAAATGCCACGACAGACTGGTAAGTCTACAACGTGTATATCATATCTTTTACACTATGCAGTTTTTAACGATAATGTTAATATTGCAATTTTGGCGAACAAGGCATCTACTGCAAGAGATCTCCTTCAAAGATTACAACTTGCTTATGAAAATTTGCCAAAGTGGATGCAGCAGGGTATTATATCTTGGAACAAAGGTAGTTTAGAACTTGAAAATGGATCCAAAATTTCATCTAACTCTACTTCGTCATCTGCTGTCCGAGGCGGATCCTATAATGTCATCTTTCTTGACGAATTCGCGTTCATCCCGAATCACATTGCTGATGACTTCTTTGCCTCTGTTTATCCTACTATTTCTTCTGGACAAAGCACAAAGGTAATCATTGTATCCACGCCACGCGGTATGAATCATTTCTACCGAATGTGGCACGACTCAGAAAAAGGTAAAAATGAATACATTCCAACTGATGTTCATTGGTCCGAGGTTCCTGGAAGAGATCAAGTATGGAAAGAACAGACGATTGCTAACACATCAGAACAGCAATTCAAAGTCGAGTTCGAGTGTGAGTTTCTTGGTTCTGTCAATACCCTTATAAATCCGGCAAAACTCAGGAATCTAGTCTATGAAGATCCCATCCAAAGAAACGCTGGATTAGATATTTACGAAAAACCAAGACCAGAACACAATTATCTTATGACTGTAGACGTTGCTCGTGGTTTGGGTAATGACTACTCTGCATTTGTAGTGTTTGATATTACAGAATTTCCTTACAAAATTGTAGCAAAGTATAGGAATAATGAAATCAAACCAATGTTATTCCCAAATGTGATTCAAGAAACTTTAAAGGGGTATAATAATGCTTGGGTATTGATTGAAGTTAATGATATTGGTGAGCAAGTAGCAAGTATTCTTCATTATGATTTAGAATATGAAAATATGCTAATGGCAGCAATGAGAGGTCGTGCTGGTCAAGTTGTTGGTCATGGATTTTCGGGTAAAAAATCTCAAATGGGAGTTAGAACAACAGCGCAGGTAAAGAGACTTGGTTGTTCAAACTTAAAAACTCTTTTAGAAGATGATAAGTTGTTGACTCTTGATTATGAGATCATATCTGAACTTACGACGTTTGCTCAAAAACACAATTCGTTTGAAGCGGAAGAGGGATGTAATGATGACTTGGCAATGTGCCTTGTTATCTTCTCTTGGTTGGTAGCACAAGATTACTTTAAAGAGATGACGGATACTGATGTCCGTAAAAAAATTTATGATGAGCAGAAAAATCAAATTGAACAGGATATGGCACCATTTGGATTTTTAGATGATGGAATTAATGGTGAAGTTTCATTTACAGATACTAATGGTGATCGTTGGCATACTGATGAATATGGAGATAAATCATATATGTGGGATTATTACTAGTGGACTTAGATAGTCAACTAAAATTAGGACATTTACTTCTTTACGAAAGAAAATGTAGAACTTGTGGTGAAATGAAAAATTTAGTTGATGGATTTTATAGGACTAGAAAAGATAGAGGTCCTGTAGTATCATCATACTCTTATGAGTGTAAAGATTGTACTAAAAAAAGAGTTAAAAAGGATAATAATGTTTGGGAATATCCAGATTGGTAGACTTCACGTCTAGATTCCCCATTCAAAATGCCCTTTTTGATAAATAATTTCAGGTAATTCTGGACCAAGGAGAACAAAAAAGATGCCACTAAATTTAGCATCTCCTGGAATTGTAGTAAGAGAAGTTGACTTAACTATTGGAAGAGTCGATCCAGTCTCTGGCTCTATTGGGGCGATTGTTGCTCCTTTTGCCAAGGGACCTGTAGATCTTCCACAGTTTATTGAAAACGAGGACGATCTCTTAAACACTTTCGGCAGACCATATTCAACAGATAAGCATTATGAGAGTTGGATGGTTGCATCATCCTATCTTGCTTACGGAGGAACTCTGAGAGTTTCTAGAGCAGATGATTTTGATATCACTAATGGAACGGGACTTAAAAATGCATATGTTGGTTCAGCAACCAGCATAAGAATCAAGAGTACTGAACATTATGAGCAACTTGCATATGATGACAATTCAATTACCAACGTAACAGTTGCTGCAAGAAACCCAGGAACTTGGGCAAACGGAATCAGAATTGGAATTATTGATGCCAAGGCGGATCAAATTCTGACTGGAATCTCTACTGCCAATATTAACGTTGGTTATGGATTTACACAGGCAGTTACTTCAGGAGCAACTGTTCCTGCAGCGACAGGTGGAACAAGATCAATCGATGGATTCTTCCAAGGTGTTATCACTGAAGTTGGTGATGGTCAAATATCCACAAAACTTATTGCACACGTTTCTGCTGCAGGAACAGTAAGCAATGCAGACTACACTCAGAACAGTGTATATGCCCTCACAAACGTAGGAAGCATTGGTATTCATACCACAGACACTGCTGTCCTCGAAGCACCTTTAGCAACTCGTTCTTACACTACTGAAAAAGACTGGTTTGAAAATCAGTATATTGAACTGAGTTCTACTGACTTTAACGGTGATCCAGCTAAACTTGAGTGGGATCAACTATCAAACCGTCCCGGAACTTCTGAGTTTGCTGCAAATAGAAACTCTAGATTTGATGAAGTTCATGTTGTCGTTATTGATGACAAGGGATTGGTTACTGGAAATGCAGGTTCAATCCTAGAAAAGCACCTCAACCTTTCCAAAGCAAAGGATGCTGAATATTCTGTAGGTTCTCCTTCTTATTGGAGAAAGTACCTTTATACCAACTCTCGCTATATCTTTGGTGGTTCTGCACCTGCAGGAACAACTGCAATTGCATTCGCCGACAATGGTAGAGCACAATCGGAACTTGATGCTGACACTGGTTGGGATCAAAATGCAGATGGTGTAAACTTTGGTGGATGCGGTTCACTTTCACTTGCAATGGCAGGTGGTAGAAACTATGGCGGTTCAACCAATTTAACTAGCGCAGGTTCTTTGGATTGTGGTGCCGATGATATTATTTCAGGTCTCACTAAGTTTGAAAACACTGAAGAGTTTGAAGTAGATTTCATTCTGATGGGATCTGCCAAGTATGATAAAGAAACTTCTCAAGGAATCGCACAAAAGTGCATTGCAGTTGCTGAAGAAAGAAAAGATGCAGTTGCATTCATTTCGCCATATAGAGCAGCATTCTTGAGTGATAGTCAAGTCGGAACAGTAACTGTCAATGATGTTGACACTATTACTAATAACGTTCTTGGGTTCTATGCACCACTAAGTTCTACAACTTACGGCATATTTGATAGTGGTTACAAGTATATGTACGACCGCTTCAACGATACTTTCCGTTATGTTCCTCTAAATGGAGACATCGCAGGCACTTGTGCTAGAACTGATATTCAACAGTTCCCTTGGTTCTCACCTGCTGGAACTTCAAGAGGTGCAATTCTCAATGCTGTCAAACTGGCATACAATCCAGGTAGAAAGCAAAGAGACGCTCTGTACTCTAACAGAATCAATCCAATTATCTTCTCTCCTGGAGCAGGTATTATCCTATTTGGTGATAAAACTGGATTTGGTAAGTCTTCCGCATTCGATAGAATCAACGTTCGTCGCTTGTTTATCTTCTTAGAAGATGCAATCGCCGCTGCTGCTAAGGACTTCCTGTTCGAGTTCAACGATGAAATTACAAGAACTAACTTTGTAAATATTGTTGAACCATTCCTCCGTGACGTTCAGTCTAAGAGAGGTATCCAAGATTATGTTGTTATTTGTGATGAAACAAACAATACTGCTGCCGTTATCGATAGCAATGAGTTTGTAGCGGACATCTTCATCAAACCAGCAAGATCGATCAACTTCATTGGTCTTACCTTCATTGCCACCAGAACTGGTGTTGCTTTTGAAGAAGTAATCGGCTCCGTTTAATTCAAGTAGAGGTTAACTCAAATGCCATCTAGAAATCAAATTAATCCACCCCCACTAAGGAAAATTACCGACTTCAAGAGTAAGTTAACGGGTGGTGGCGCTCGCGCCAACCTCTTTGAAGTCGTTCTTCAGTTCCCTGATACAGCGCAACCTGACTCAGTAGTTCTTGAGAAA